GGTTCGGCGACCCCAAAAAATCTCTACTAACTGGGGCAATTTTCGGCCATTTCGGTACACCTGACGCGCCAGATCGGCGCATTTTTCGTCTTTTTGCCTGTGTTCTTGGGTTTCGCCCATGTCACTCCTATATAAGACCACGCCAGGGTAAGGGTCTCGCTGCCGGCGTCCACTTGACAGGCAGGCCTCGGCGGTGCTCCAGTGCAATTCTGGTGAGCCCTGATCAAGCCAATTAGCAAGTTACAAGCAAGTTGGAAGCAAGTACAGTCTTTCAAGTAAAATGCCGGTTTTTCGAGTATCTTGTCCGTTTTCGATAAGATTTTGCTCATTTTCGCGGAAAAGTGCCCGAAACCGTGGAAATATTGCCGCTTCCGGAGGGCGCTGCCTTTCGAGTAAGCGGCGCATCTTTGCAGTAAGTTTTGATTTCTGCAAGTTACCCGCAAGATAGAACGATACTTTTCAGCGTATGGAAGGAGCCAAACCATGGCCGAGAAGATCACAAAGGAAACGACGGTGGGCCTGTCGGAGCTGGCCGTGGTCCTCGGCATAACCTCCAAGCAGGTGCGGAACCTGGTGGAGGACGGGATCATCGTCCAGGACGACAAGAACCGCTACCCGCTGTGCCGGAACGTCCAGGCCTACATGGACTTCCGGAGCAACCGCGTCCCGAATGAGGATGACGTCAAGTTCGAGAAGGCCAAGCGGACCGCGGAGCTCAAGCTCAAGGCGGCCAAGGCCGACCGGGCGAAGATGGAGGCCGACGAGCTCAAGGGCTCGATGCACCGGGCCGAGGACGTGCGGACCATCACCCAGGACATGCTCTACGCCGTCCGCAACGGGCTCATGGCCCTGCCCGGGCGTCTGGCCGTGGACGTGGTGGCCTGCGAGACCGCCGCCGAGGCCTACGAGGTCGTGAAGCGGGAGGTCCACGCGCTGATGCGGGAGTTCGCCGACTATAAGTATGACCCGGACCGCTACGCCGAGGCCGTGCGGGAGCGCATGGAATGGAGCGCGGAAGGACTGATCGACGATGAGTAGCACCGCCGAAAAGAAGCAGATCCCCCGCAAGTCCAGCTCCTTCATCGAGCGGATCATGGCCGACGTCTTCACGCCGCCCGACGATCTGACCGTCAGCCAATGGGCCGCGAAGTACCGCGTCCTGACCTCGGAGGCCTCCGCGGAAGCGGGCCTCTGGCGAAACTCCAGGACGCCCTACCTCCGGGAGATCATGGACGCCTTCACAGATCCCAACGTCCGGCACCTGGTCATGGTGGCCGCCTCCCAGGTCGGCAAGACCGAATGCGAGCTGAACATCATCGGCTACATCATCGACCAGGATCCGGGCTCGATCCTCTACGTCCACCCCACGGAGGGCGACGCCAAGGAGTTCTCCCGGCTCCGCATCGACCCCATGTTCCGCGACTCCCCGACGCTGAAAAAGAAGATCGTCCAGACGGCGAAGCGGAACGCCGCGAACACCGTCAAGCAGAAATCCTACCCCGGCGGCATCCTGACCTTGTGCGGCTCCACCGAGGCCCACGCCCTGGCCTCCAAGCCGATCCGCTACGTGATCGGCGACGAGCGGGACCGCTGGGCCACGTCGGCCGGCGACGAGGGCGATCCCTGGCGGCTGGCCATGGCCCGGCAAAAGACCTTCTACAATGCCAAGGCGGTGGAGGTATCCACGCCGACCATCAAGGGCCACAGCGCCATTGCCGACGCCTACGTCACCGGCACCATGGAGCGGTGGGTCTCCCAATGCCCCCATTGCGGAGGCTGGCATGAGATCCGCTGGCAGGATATCCGCTTCGAGTATGACGTCAGCACCGTCCGGGACGCGAAGACCTACAAGATCAACAAGGTCTACTACGTCTGCCCCGGGTGCGGCAGCATCTCCGACGAGCAGGCCATGAAGCGCCAGCCGGCCAGATGGCAGGCCGAAAACCCCACGGCCTACAAGACCAACCGGACCCGCTCCTTCTGGCTCAACGCCTTCGTCTCCGCGTGGGCCTCCTGGACCGACATCATCCAGGCCTTTCTCACCGCCGGCAACGACAGCAAGAAGCTCCAGACGGTCTTCAATACCGACTTCGGCGAGCTGTGGGAGGACCGCGGCGACCTGGAGGACGAGGACTCCATGCTGGCACGCCGGGAGGAATACCCCGCGGAGCTGCCGGAGGGCGTGCTGGTGCTGACCTGCGGCGTGGACACCCAGGACAACCGCTTCGAGTACGAGGTGGTGGGCCACGGTCATTTCAGCGAGACCTGGGGCATCGAGCGGGGCGTCATCATGGGCCGTCCGGACGACGCCGAGACCTGGGCGAAGCTGGACGACGTACTGAACAAGCGTTTCCATTACGCCGACGGCATCAGCATCCCGATCTCCCTGACCTTCATCGACGAAGGCGGACACTTCACCATGGAGGTCCGGCAGCAGTGCAAGCTCCGGGAGCACCGGAACGTCTACGCCATCAAGGGCATGCCAGGCCAGGATAAGCCATACACCGGGCCGCCGAAGAAAATGTCCATCGTGGTCAATCAGCGTGTGATCGGCTACTGCTGGCAGTACCAGATCGGCGTCGACTCCGGCAAGCAGATCATCATGGACAATCTGCACGTCCAGGAGCCGGGATCGAAATACTGCCATTTCCCGAAGCGGGACGATTACGGACCGCAATATTTCAAGGGGCTCCTCTCCGAGCACAAGGTATACGACGCGAAAAAGAAGCATCCCTGGAGCTGGGAGAAGATCCCCGGACACGAGCGCAACGAGCCCCTGGACTGCCGGAACTACGCCATAGCGGCCTTCAAGAGCCTTCCCACGAACCTTGACGAGGTGGACAGGAGGCTAAAAGCGGCGAGGGGTCAACGCCCCGCAGGCGCCGCTCCCGTGGCCCGCAGACCCGCTCACAGGAAGAAGACGCCGAGAGTAAACGATGAATGGTGAGGTGCGACATGAAGAAGAGAATCGAAACCATTGAGAAGAAGCTGGCCTTCCGGCGCAGGATGCTGGACCGGCTCTACGAGGCCTACGAGGCCATTGTCTCCGGCAGAGTCAAATCCTACATGATCGACGATCGCCAGCTCACAAATATCGACATCGACGATATTGCGGCTGAGATCCGGAAGCTGGAGGAAGAGATCGAGGAACTGGAGGCCCTGCTGGACGGCGGCGGCCGGAGGAAGGCCGTCGGCGTGATCCCCATGAACTGGTAAACCAATATCGGGTATATGCCCGCAAGGGCTTTACCGGCGGTCCCGGGAAGGTTATGGCTCCTTCCTGCCCGGGGCCGTCTTTTTATGACATAGCGTGAGCTCCTGCTCACTTTTCTCCTTTCGCGAGGGGACACGGCATGAGCGCCGAACCGCGAAAACGAAGCGGACACGGCGTTGCCCTCGGATCGTGCGCCGTGAAAATCGGCAATTCCAACAGGAGGTTATACCATGGGAGAGACCATCAAGCCGGTGGCCAGCGGGTACAGCGAGGCCGGCGCGAGCCAGACCAAGCGGGCCATGCGGGCCTTTATCCCCAACAGCGGACCGCCCCATGAGGACATCGACCGGAACAACGGCACGCTCCGCGAGCGGGCCAGGATGCTCTACATGTCGACGCCTCTTGCGACCTCCGCGATCAAAACCCAACGCACCCACGTCGTAGGCCCCGGGCTGAGCTTGCAGGCCGCCATCGACCGGGAGCTCCTGGGCCTGTCCGAGGAGGCCGCCCGGGCTTGGCAGCACCACACCGAGGCCGAGTTCCACCTGTGGGCCGACTCCGCGGCCAACTGCGACGCCCTGGGCATGGACAGCTTCGACGATCTCCAGCAGCTCGCCCTGCTGTCCTGGCTGATGTCCGGAGACGTCTTCGCCCTGATCCGGCACGAGGAGCCGACGCCGCTGAACCCCTACGGCCTGCGGCTGCTGCTGGTGGAAGCGGACCGGGTATGCAATCCTGACACCCAGGGCTCGACGATCTTCTCCTCGGTGATGAAGATCCCGGAGGGCAAGCCCGGCGCCGGCCACCGCGTCTTCGACGGCGTGGAGGTGGACAAGGGTGGGAAGGTGATCGCCTACCATGTGTGCAGCACCTATCCCCGCTACGCTTTCTACGACAACGAGAAGGCCGAGTGGGCCCGGGTCGTTGCCCGAGGCGCAAAGACGGACCTGCCGAACATCCTGCACATCCGATCCAGTGAGCGGCCCGGCCAGTACCGGGGCGTCCCGTACCTGGCGCCGGTGATCGAGACCCTGCTCCAGCAGCGGCGCTACACCGAGAGCGAGCTGATGTCCGCGGTGATCCAGAGCTTCTTCACGGCCTGGATCGAGACCGAGACCGAAGGCAGCATCCTTCCCGTGAACGAGGTCGGCGACGGCCAGGGCGGGGATCAGCTCAGCGAGGACGAGAACGAGTACGAGATGGGCCCGGGCACGGTCTTCCATCTCAAGCCCAACGAGAAGGTGGTCTTCGGCGCTCCGAACATCCCCACCGCGGGCTTCGAGATGTTCACGAAGACCCTGGCCAAGCTGGTCGGCTCCGCGCTGGAGCTGCCCTACGACGTGCTGGTCAAGGAGTTCAACAGCTCCTACTCCGCGTCCCGCGGCGCTCTGATGGAGGCCTGGGAGGCCTTCAAGATGATCCGGCACTGGTTCGTGGGCGACTTCAACCAGCCCGTCTACGAGCTGTGGCTCTCCGAGGCCGTGGCCCGGGGCAGGATCAAGGCGCCGGGCTTCTTCCTGGATCCGATGATCCGGAAGGCCTGGTGCGGCGCAAACTGGATCGGGCCGGTGCAGGTCGCCCTCGATCCCAACAAGGAGGCCCAGGCGGCGGTCACCATGACCAGCCAGGGCTTCAAGTCCCACAAGCAGGTCACCCGGGAGCTGGGCGGCGGCGACTGGGATCAGAACGTCGAGCAGCTCAAGCTCGCCAACGAAAAGCTCCGGGAGGCCGGCGCTCTGCCGCCGGAGGACGCGGGAGCAGACTATGAGGAGGACACCGATGACGAAGATTGACATTCGGAGACAGTGCTACAACATGGTCTCCAAGGACGGAGAAAGCGCCGAGATCACCCTGTACGGCGACGTGGTGGAGACCCGGCCCATCAACTTCTGGACAGGCGAAGAGATGAAGGGCAACTTCATCATGCAGGACGAGTTCGTGAAGGACTTGGAAATGCTCAAGAAGTGCAAGGCCGTCACCATCCGCATCAGCTCCTACGGCGGCGACGCCGTGGTAGGCATGCTGATCCACAACCGGCTCCGGGATATGGCACGCGCCGGGATCAAGCTGACCTGCGTCGTAGACGCCGTGGCCATGTCCGCGGCCTCGGTCATCATGTCCGCCTGCGATACCGTCAAGGTCAACGCGACGGGCCTGGTGATGATCCATAGAGCATCAGCCTTCCTCTTCGGCTATTACAATTTAGACGATCTGGAAGAAACTGCCGGAGAGATGAAGAAGTACGACGAGGCGCTTTCCGCGGCCTACACCCGGAAGACCGGCATCGACCAGCAGACCATCCTCCAGATGATGGCCGACACCACCTATCTGACCGGCAGGGAGGCTGTGGAAAAGGGCTTCGCCGACGAGCTGCTCGAGGACGCGAAGCCGCTGAAACTGGCGGCCAACGCCAGAGGCACCGCCCTGATCGTCAACGGCCAGATGCGCCAGCTCCCCGGCGGCATTACCGCGCCGGACTTCATTCCTACGGCGGCTCCCGAGGAGGAGGCCGCCGCTTCTTCTACGGTCAACCCGACGGAGGCCGCCGCCCCCGCCGTTGAGACAATCATCATTTCGCCGGATGACTCCGGCAACGAAGGAGGTAACCCTATGACTCTCGAAGAGCTTCGGGCTTCCCAGCCCGAACTGGTGCAGCAGATCGAAGCGTCCGCTGCCCAGACCGCAGTCCAGAACGAGCGGGCACGGCTCCAGGGCATCGACGAAGTGGCGGCGCTGATGCCCGCCGAGCTCGTTGCCGAGGCCAAGTACGGCGCCACCGCCTGTTCTGCCGAGACCCTGGCTCTCCGCGCCGCGAAGGCGGCCGCGAAGGCCGGCAACAGCTTCCTCTCCAACCTGGAGGAGGACAGCACCAACTCCGGTACCGCTGACGTGACCGCCGCCGCGCCCGCTCCCGTCGAAGACGGTGCGGACAGGCCGGAGGATCTGTACGCGGCCGGCAAGCAGGCCGCGCAGGCCTACCACACCAAGAAGGAGGGCAAGTAAATGAACGCCAATCTCGTTTCCAAGGTGGGCGACGTCGGCATCGACAACCTGATCGCCAAGCTCTTCCCGCCTGCCGAGGCCATCGGCATCAAGATCGCCGCCCTGGCCGCCAGCTCTGACGACGTGCTCCTGAAGCGGGGCACCGTCCTGGGCCGCGGCTCCGACGGCAAGTATTCCATCTTCGGCGGCAGCTCCGAGGCCAAGACCGCCGAATTCAACGGCGACGGCACGGCCACCACCTTCACCGTCTCCGACAAGCCCGCGGAGATCCTGGGCGTGAAGGTCGGCACCTCCGACGCCACCATCTCCAGCTACAACCCCTACACGGGCGTCGTGACCCTGAGCTCCGCTCCCGCCGCCGGCACCAAGAACGTCAAGGTCAGCTACGTGCTGGACTCCGACAGCGTTCCCGCCGCGATCCTGGCCGACGACGTGACCGTCACCGACGACGGCGACGCCGTGGCCGTGGCCTACCGCTGCGGCAACTTCAACCGCAAGGCCCTGATCGTGGCCGAGGGCTACACGCTGACCGCGGCGGACGAGGATGCGCTGCGGCACTACGACATCATCCTCACCGACACCATGTAAGGAGGTCTGAACCATGGCCCTGAACATCTACAACACCTACTACATGCTCGGCGCCGTCGAGGAGATCCCGCTGGAGCATACCTTCTTCCGCAACCGCTACTTCCCCACCAACAAGGAGACCGACATCTTCGGCACCGCCCGCGTCCTGGCTGACTACAAGGAGCGTTCCCAGAAGATCGCCCCCTTCGTCCTGCCCCGGATCGGCGCCATCCCCGGCACTCGGGAAGGCTTCTCCGTCTACGAGCTGGAGCCGGCCAACATTGCCGTCTCCATGCCCCTGACCCTGGATCAGCTCCAGAACCGCGGCTTCGGCGAGTCCCTGCTGAGCACCCGCACTCCCGAGGAGCGGGCCCGCATCCTGCTGATGCAGGATCTGACCGAGCTCTCCAACCGGATCTCCCGGGCTGAGGAGCTGCTGGCCGTCAAGACCATCCTGGACAACGGCGCCACCATGCGCCACCAGTCCGACAACCCCGAGATCTATCGGGACATCGAGGCCAAGTTCTACGACGGCGTGAACAACCCGGCGCTGTACACTCCGAACAGCACCTGGACCCACTCCACCAAGAGCGGCGAGACCTGGACCAAGGGCACCTGGTTCACCGACATGTGCAACATGATTAAGCAGCTCACCTTCAAGGGCCGGAAGGTCCGCGAGTTCGTGGTCTC